GAAGGCTGCCCCACGTCTCGGCGACGGGCTACGAGTGCTCCCGCTGTGGAAGGGCCTACGCCGTCAGCGACCAGCAGATGGTGAGCGCGCGAGGCGGGCCCGACTTCATCGAGCGCATGGTGCGGGAGGCGCTGTCGAGATGATGCACTTCATCGGGCGCTCGCCGAAGTACACGGTGGTGGTGTCAGCTCCCTCTGCGGAGGACGCCACCCGGACGATCCTGGCGTTGTTCCAGGCCGCTGGCCTGCCCGTCGAGGAGATGGACGTGATGATGTTCGACCCGTCCCTGTCGGGCGGGATTCTGATGGAAAACACCGGAGACAAGTCATGGAACCTGTGAGACTGACCGAGGTGCCGACGCCCAAGTGGGCGATCGGCGCGCAAGTGTGGTGCTCCCGCGTCGAGTGGGGTCAAGTGGGCGTGGAGTGCCCCGACTGCCTGGGCTCCGGGAAGTGGAAGGTGGAGTCACCGGCGGGCTACCACGGTGAGGTCAACTGCCCTCGGTGCTCCGGGGGCGGCAAGGTCAAGTCCGAGACGCGCGTGGGCAAGGTCCAGCTGCTGACCATCGGGTCGGTGCGGATCGACACCGCCGCGACGCGGGAGGACGGGCCCGTGTCGTACATGTGCGTGGAGACGGGCGTGGGCTCGGGCTCGATCTGGTACGAGGGCCGCCTGTTCGGGACCTCGGAGGAGGCCCAAGCAGACGCGGACGCGCGTGCGGCGGTCGAGTGGGCGCAGGTCCTGGAGACTGCCCACGGGCGCAAGGTCGAGGAGATGCGCGAGCTGAACACCTACCAGCTCAAGGACGCCGAGGTGAAGGCGGCGGAGAAGGCTGCCTGGAGCGCGGGCTACGACCTGCGCAAGCTGATCGAGCGCATCTGCGAGCTGGGCGAGGACACCTACCTCATGTCCAGCGGCTTCGACGAGGAGGCGGAGGCGGAGAAGCGCCCCACGTCCGGGTCGCTGGGCCTGAAGGGCGACATGGTGCGCCTCCTCCAGGAGCACCTGGTGTCGTACAACGACGCGGCGGCGCAGGCCCTTCGTGAGTGGAGGGCCGAGGCGGAGCGGTGCAAGTGCTGATGCGCTCGGTCCGCGACGTTCTGGTGGTGGTCAACCAACAAGGTCGGACCCGCTGGGGCCTCCTTGGGCGCTGGACCATCCTGCCGGAGGAGTTCCACCGCAGCAACGTGCTGCTGGTGGGCGTGGCCATCGCCAATGGCCTTCTGACCCATGACGGGGGCCTCGGCCTCCGCCTGACCCGCCGGGGCCGAAGGGCCCTGGCTCCCCTCGACTGGAGAAGCTAACATGATGTCACCGACCGATCAGATCAAGGCCCTGCGCCTCCTGCGCTACGCCCGCGTGGGTGAACCGACGACCCTGACCAAGGACCGCCGCCGCGTCCTCGACATGCTCCTGCGTGCCGGGCACGTGGAGGTGGCCGGGAGCCGGAGGAGCGGGACCCTCCTGCGGCTGACCAAGGACGGGCAGCGGGAGCTGTCCATCCTGGAGGAGGCCAACCCGGGTCAACAGGACTTCGCCACCTCGCAGGCGGTGCGCCGCGCCGTGGAGCGTGGCAAGTGACCCGTGACGTGAGGCGGCTCCCCGAGCGTGTACGCCAGGTGGTCCTGGAACATGATCTTGTAGTGGAGAAGGTGAACAGCGGCCACCTGCGAGTGACCGACCGCGAGGGGCGACGCCTGGCGGTCATCGCCTCGACGCCCTCCGACTGGAGGACGGGCCTCAATGACGCAGCGAGGCTGCGGAGGGCGATCCGTGCGCGAGGGTAGGCTGGTGCTGCTCATCGGCGGCCTGGCGGTGATCACCGCTGCCGGGCTCGCGGGCGGGGACCTCGTGTGGTGGGCCCTCGGCGTCAGTGTGGGCATCAACCTGCTCGACGCGGGGGTGGCCTGGGCCGGGCTCCTGCTCCACGCATGGCGGCGCCAGAGGTTGCCAGATCCTGTGGACTCGGAGGCCAAATCAGGTTCCCAGGTGCCCATTCCTGACAGCGTCCGCCACAGGTCCAGGGACGTGAAGCGCAGGCTCGGGGGCGAGACCCTGGCGGCCACCGACCGGCGCACCCTCCTCGACGAGGAGCGCAAGCGGCGCGGCCTCTAGCACACCATGTTGCGGGACCCCACGGGCCCCGGCTTCATCCCGCTCGGGGTGGGGTCGGGGCCACTTCGCCACCTCCGGGCTTCAAAGTTCCAAGCCCGGGCTTCAAAGTTCTGCACACGATTCTTGGCGAGTCCCACAAGCTAGGCCAGTCGGCTCCGATACTCCAAAGGCTTGGGTCGGTCACAAGTTGCGGGTGCCGCAGGTCGGGGAGCCCAGGGCGGCGGGGCTCCACTCCCCCCTTTTCCCTTACCCCTAACTTTAGAACAAAGTAACCAAAGTACCCAAAGTCCTCCCACATCCGACCCCCAGTTCAGTCAGACTGACTTTGGAGCCGACCCACTCAGATTCAAAGCCCCCACCAACTTTGAAGCCCTCCCTTGGGCACCCCACATGCGTGCGGCTTCCCCCTTGCCTTCGCCACACCGATCCACTACAAGGGAGGTACCATGGCCAAGTTCAAGCGCAGCAAGCTGACCGACGCGGAGAAGGCGCGCAACGTGGCGAACGGCCTGACCCCCACGGGCCGCCTCAAGACCACCCGCCCCTCCCGCAAGGGCATCGACCGCCAGCCCGACTTCCCCAAGGGCGACTACCGCTGCACCGGGAACAACTTCACCCCGGCGCGCAAGAACGCCTTTCTGGACGTCATCCGCCGGGAGGGCCTGAACCCGGTTGCCTGTGCCGAGATCGGCGTCAGCCCCTCGACCGTCTCCAGGCACCGCACCGAGGACCCCGTGTTCAGGGACGCCATGGACGAGGCGTTCAGGCAGCACGGCGCGGCCCTCGTCCAGGAGGCCCACCGGCGCGCGGTCGTGGGTGTCTCCAAGGCGGTGTACGGCTCCCAGGGCCCCGGCGCGGGCCAGGGCGTCATCGGCTTCGTGACCGAGTACAGCGACCGCCTCCTGCTGGAGCTGCTGAAGAAGTACGACCCCGACTTCAGGACCGCCCCGGCCAAGGTCGAGGTGACCACCAACGTCAGCACCCCCAAGGGCGACGTGGGGCTCAAGCTGGAGGAGCTGTCCCCCGAGTCCCGCGCCGACCTCAAGCGCATCCTGGAGCGTGAGCTGGAGCGGCGCGATGGCGGAGCACCCGAGGCGGATTGAACCGGGCACTGTCGGGGCCTTCCGCGAGGAGTGGGAGGCCCAGCACTGCCGTGAGTGTGGCAGGCCCCTCGCCAAGGTCGCACCCCGGCACATCACCCTGATCACCCCGGAGGCGAAGGTGCCGCCGGGGAAGCACCTGAAGAACCTACTGGGGCGCTACTGCGGCCCCAACTGCGCCCTTGCTGCCTATGAGCGGGGCATCCCGAGGAACCACTGATGACCGACCCCAAGCAGGACCCCAACCCCGAGGCGCAGCAGCTCGCAGCCGAGCTGGCCTCCCGCCTTGGTCGTGAGCAGGGCGACGCCCTCCTGGCGAAGGCGCGCACCCTCCTCGTCCTGGGAGCCGCCGCGCGCGGCCCCTCCACGTCCGAGTTCAAGCTGGCGGCCCTCGCCATCCTCGCGGGGCTTGCCCTCGTGGGGCTCGGCGTGGCCACCGAGCAGTCCAACCTCCTCGACCGGGGCATGGAGCTGATCCAGTGGGCCACGGTCGGCTACGGCGTGAGCCGGGGCCTGGCCAAGGCGGGCGTCGCCAAGCAGCAGGCCAACACCCCCGCCGCGTGAAGCAGCCCCGCCGCATCCCCCTGTGGCTCCTGCTTGGGCTCCTCGCAGGTCCCACAGCCATCTGGCTCCTGATCCAACTTGGACGCCTCATCTGACCACGTCACGGCGGCCCTCGCGGACCCCGCAGCGGCCCTGGACACGCTGCGGAGGCTGGAGTGCGAGGACAGCCTCATGGCCTTCGTCAAGGCCATGTGGGAGGAGCTGGAGCCCGGCACGCCCCTCGTGACGGGCTGGGTCATGGAGGCCATCTGCGAGGCGCTGGAGGCGGTCGAGCGGGGCGAGGTGAAGCGCCTGCTGATCAACGTCCCCCCTGGCTTCATGAAGAGCATGCTGGTCAGCGTGTTCTTCCCGGCCTGGCTGTGGGGCCCCCGGCACGCGGCGCACAAGCGGATCATCAGCACGAGCTACGCGCAGGACCTGGCCATCCGGGACAACGTGCGGTGCCGCCAGCTCATGGCCTCCGAGGCGTACCAGCGCTGGTGGGGTGACCAGTTCGGCTTCTCCGGGGACCAGAACGCCAAGGTGCGCTACGAGAACACCCGCATGGGGTTCCGCCAGGCGTCCTCGACCGGCGCGGCCCTGACCGGCCACCGTGGCGACATCATCATCGTGGACGACCCCCACAGCGTCAAGTCCGCCGAGTCCGAGGCGGAGCGCCATGACTGCCTGTTCTGGTTCGGCGAGACCCTGCCGACCCGCTTCAACAACCAGAAGGAGGGCGTCATGATCGTCATCATGCAGCGCCTCCACCAGCAGGACGTGAGCGGCTTCATCCTCGGGGAGGGCGAGGACGGTGGGGGCCTCGCGGGCTGGACGCACCTCATGATCCCCATGGAGTTCGAGCCCGAGCGGGCGTGCTTCATCGACGTGGGCAGCTGGCAGTGGGAGGACCCCCGGACCGAGGACGGCGAGCTGGCGTGGCCCGCGCGCTTCGACCGCGACGACGTGGAAGCCCTCAAGGAGGTGTTCCGCAAGGCGGGTGGCGAGTACGCCGTCAGCGGCCAGCTCCAGCAGAGCCCTGTGCCGCGCGAGGGCGGCATGTTCCAGACCCGCGACTTCAACATCATCGACGTGGCGGACCTCCCGCCCCACCTCGGCCTCGTCGTCCGGGGCTGGGACCTCGCGGCCACCAAGGACGGGCACGGCGCGCAGACGGCGGGCGTCAAGATGGCGTGGGCCGCCGGCAAGGTGATCATCCTCGACTGCCGCGCCGGTCGGTGGGGGCCCAACGAGGTGATGACCGAGGTCAAGCAGGCTGCCCATCAGGACGGGCACGCGGTCTGCCAGAGCATCCCGCAGGACCCGGGCCAGGCGGGGAAGGCGCAGAAGGCGTACCTGGCCAAGGAGCTGTTCGGCTACGACTTCCACTTCAGCCCCGAGTCCGGGGCCAAGGAGGACCGCGCGCGGCCCCTCGCGGCGCAGGCGGAGGCGGGGAACCTGTACCTGCTGCGCGGGCCCTGGAACGATGCGCTGATCCAGGAGTTCACGTCCTTCCCCTCCGGCAAGCTGAAGGACCGCGTTGATGGTGCCTCCCGGGCCTTCGCCTGGCTCATCAACCGTGCTGACAGTGTCGGGACCTTCGTGCCCGAGGTGATCTAGCACTTGCCCCCTCGGGCAGCCCAGCCTATCCTCCACAAGCCATGGCAATGCTCGACCCCCTCCTGGACCTGTTCCGCCGCAAGCCCTCGCCCTACAAGTCCGAGGGCGGCCCGGGCGTCGCAGTGTTCGGCGGCTACGTCGAGGAGGGCGAGCAGAACGCCAAGGTGGCGGGCTTCGAGAAGTGGCGGACCTACACCAACATCCTGGCCAACACGTCCATCGCGGCGGCCAGCGTCCGGTTCTTCATCAACCTGCTGGCCAAGGCGCAGTGGAACGTCGAGGCGGCCAACCCGGACGACCCTAAGGCGGTCGAGATCGCGGAGTGGTTCGAGAAGGCCATCAACGACATGACGACGCCCTGGCACCGCGTCGTCCGGCGCGCGGGGCTGTACCGCTACTATGGCTTCAGCATCCAGGAGTGGACTGCGAAGCGCAACGATGACGGCACCATCGGCATCCTCGACGTGGAGGGCCGCCCCCAGCACACGATCGAGCAGTGGGCCGTGGACGACTCGGGGACGGTCTCGGGCGTGGTTCAGCGCAGCCCGCAGACCTTCAAGGCCATCCCGCTGCACCGCTCGCGCCTCGTGTACGTGGTGGACGACTCCATCACGGACTCCCCCGAGGGCCTGGGCCTGTTCCGCCACATCGTCAAGGCTGTGGAGCGCCTGGAGGAGTACGAGCGCCTGGAGGGCATCGGCTTCGAGACCGACCTGCGCGGCATCCCCGTCGGGCGCGCGCCCTTCATGGAGCTCAAGAAGGCGGTCCAGGCTGGCACGATCACGCAGGAGCAGATGGATGCGCAGCTCCAGGCCATGCGCACCTTCCTGACCAAGCACAAGCGCACGGCCAACCTCGCCCTGTTCCTCGACTCGGCGGTGTACCAGAGCACGGGCGACAACCGCACCCCCTCCGGGACGCCCCAGTGGCAGCTGGAGCTGATGAAGGCGGGCGCGACCTCCGCGCCGGAGCTGGCTGCGGCCATCCAGCGCCTCAACCGCGAGGTGGCCCGCATCCTCGGCACCGAGAACATCCTGCTGGGCGAGTCCGGCGCGGGCTCCCTGGCGATGGCCGAGGACAAGTCCAACCAGTTCGCCCTCATCGTGGACGGCACCCTCAAGGAGCTGGCCGAGGCGTTCAACGCCGACCTGGTCAAGCCCTTCATGGAGCTGAACGGCTGGGACATGGAGCTGCGGCCCAAGCTGAAGCCGGAGAAGATCCAGCACCGCGCGGTCCAGGAAGTGACCGCCGCGCTCCGCGACATGGCCTCCGCTGGAGCCGTGATGGCCCCGGACGACCCGGCCATCAACGAGGTGCGCCGCCTCCTCGGCCTGTCCGAGATCGACCTGGAGAAGGCGGCGGAGGACGCGGCCATCAACGCCGACCTGGAGCGCAAGGCGCGCGAGGCGGAGGTGGCGGCCCTCAACGGCAAGGCAAGCGCCTCGGGTGGAGCACCGCCCGAGGAGACCCCCGAGACCAAACCCCAAGAACCCCCGAAGTGATCAAACAACTCCTGCTGGCGGCCCTGCTCGCCACCCCCGACAACGACCTCCGGGGCGGCAACCGCACCGGCTTCCAGATCCGCCCCCAGGCGGACGAGAACCAGCGCCCGCGCGGCCCGCAGATCATCAGCGGGAACACCGCCGTGGGCTACGGTTGGAACATGGGGGACACGCCCGCGACCTTCGACGGCGGGAGCTGCATCACGGTGTGGACCAACCCCGAGGATCGCACCTGGATCTTCGGCAACACCATCACTGACGCCAAGTACGGCTGCCTGATGGTCGGCGGCCAGGGCCCCGATCGCAACTGGCTCAACGCCGACGGCTTCCCGATCCACCAGGTGCTCATCTGGGGCAACACGTTCGAGAACGCGCAGGAGGGCCACCCGGCGGGGCTGCCCAAGCGCAGCGCGGCCTCCATCACGGCGGTCGAGGAG